ATTTTGCGCAACAAATTCAAGCTTGCCGCCTATGTTTTGGAGCGATATAATGCCTGTTCCGGTTTCATCGTCAGTAAAAATAACTTCACCGGCCTCGTTGAATTTTATAGGCAGCTCCATCGCCGCCGTCGCATCATTATCCACCAGCTCAATTGGCACGGTCGATCCACCTCCTCCGACTTTACTCTTATTAATTACCAGTGCCCCATCTGCATCAAGTTTGAAATCGTTAGAGAGCTTGACCAGCCCATCATGGTTGTAGTCCGCTTGCGAAATATTAAGGTCTTCGGCGGTCAAGGTAATATCGGAGGCCAAGTTTTTCCCGTTGATCTTACGGCTGGCCGGAACGAAAATTAGGCTTTCGTCGATAGTGGCGGTAATGTTGGCCGCATTGCCGACCACAGCGGCCATGATGAATGTGAATTCCGTTGGGCTGACACTGTAAGTTGGAATTCTGTCCGCACTGACGGCGGCATATCCGTAGGCATACAACACCGTCCCAAGGTCGGCATCATCGACGAACAGGCCGACTTCACGCCAATAAAATGGTACGGAAATTCCTTTATTGCTGAAATATCCTTTTACTTTGGCGGTTTTATTCGCGGTTTCCATGCCAATAATTGAGATATCTTTAACTGGATCAATCAGCTCCTGAAGACCTGTAATATCAGTGCCGTCCTGAAAAGTTCCCTGCCCAATCTGCATCTTTGAGAAATGCAATTCTTGTCCAATCTGAGCTTTTGCCAGCAATGTTTCTCCGGCTGCCGTCAGATAAAATTTTTCTATCGCCACGTTTAATTCACCTGCCTTATTTCTAAAGTTTTTCCGGCCTGCATAAATGCTCCAAAGAATGATTGGCTTTCTGCCCCTTGTTCATATTTTAGCTGAAAAACCATGTTCGCCGGTTTTGCCTTATCAACCAAATTTATAATGTTTTTATGAGGAATTGCTTCCGATGGAAGCGCCGAAAGATAAATTGTAAATTTATATTGCTTTGGTAAAACTTCCATCCTTGCTGAAACCCCCGACTGTTTTTCAACCAAGTTTAATAAGGCAGAACCATTTATAACGCTGTTGGCCTGAATTTTTGCCGCTATAAGTTTGCGGCGTTCAAAAAGCGTTCCGGAGCCGGCAAAGTTAAAAAGCTTTTCCCACCGTTCAATTGTTGGAAGATCCGCCGAAAGTACAAATTGATTCTGATAAGTTTGCTCTGCCTTTTGAAGCAAATTATCTGTCTGCGGATCGATTGCGCCGCCCAGAGCCTGAAAATCCTTTACATTATGAAGATACTCCGGAAGGTAATCAAGATACTGATACATCTGTGTCCTCCGTTATAGCTACGCTGCCCTCGACCGGGATCTGATAATCATCAAAAGCAGAGGAAAGAGTTATATTGCCTGCGTTCCCGTTTAAAAGCGTGTTAGACACATCGGCGACTCCGCTTACCGCAAGGATGGCCGCTTCCACGCGGGCAGTTCGGACAATGCTGTCCGAAAATGCCAAGGATTCTAAATACTTTTGAACGGTGGTTTCTACGGGAGCCTGTATCCCGGCAATATCAACACCGGTTTCGAGAGCCAGCGAAACCGAAATATTAACCGGAAATTCTGTCACTGTTGAAATTGTTACACAGTGGCCGATAGGGGCAATCCCATAGCCTTGCCCGTGCGGTTCCGGATCAATTACATTCTGTACGGCCTGAATCAGGCTTTCGCTTGCTGGCTTATTTTCCGGTGCGACAATCACGCATTGAACCTTTCCTCCCTCATCATTTGGAGTAGGGAATACCTTTACAGCTCCGACACCGGGTATTTTTAGAATTTGCTGCTCATAATCGGCAACATTCCCACCGAAAGGCTGCTCATTGATTTCTTTATAAAATCTCGTGCGCAGCTCATCATCAGACTCTTCCTCTTCGCCGGCAGTCAGTACTTCCGAAAGTGTAGCCGTACCAAGTCCCGCGATATTATCAATCGGCAGCAAGACACCAAAATAACTGTTACCGACAACGCCGGCCTGCTGGCACTGCAGCCGATATATGCCGGATGATATTTTATTAATTACGGTATATGCAATACTATCCGCACCGAATTTTGTTCCGATAGGCACGTCCATTGGGCCGCCGCTCTCGTCGGTAAAAGCTCCTTTTCTGATTGCATTTGTCGCGGCGTAACGGTTTACGCCATGTTCCGCGCAGCGGCGTGTTAAATCATCTCCGAGAGCGGTATCAGGCATTGTAGCGTCTTGAATGTTATCAGCGTAAAATTGCTGCTCGACAAGCTGTGCAGCCACTGGTGCTAAAGCGGTATAAATAATACTGCCCTCGCGTATATCAACCTGATTTTTTAAATTATCCGGTATATTGTTCAGCATTTCCTGCATAAAGTCATCAAAAGTTTTCATCAGGACTTTACCTCCGTTTGTGCAGCCCGGCTGCCGAATATAGTATCGATTGTAAAATAGATTATACCATTTTCAGCAGAAAAATCGCGGACATCCGTAATTCGCGTGTCCGTGCTGAGAGCATCTTTTATCATCCGTTTTGCTTCGCTGTAAGCATAATCAGAATCCTTTCCAACCAGAGTATTTAATTCACTGCCATATTGCCAAGAAAAAATAAGATGTTCATAGCGTTCGGTTTTCAGCGACATAAAAGCTGATTGTACAATTGAATCAATTCCGTCTATAAAACCGGAGATTCGATTGTTAGCCAAATCCAGTTTCCAAGTTTTAGATGGGAATTCAGAAGCTTCAACGTCCTTAACGTCAATTTGAGGAATCAATCATAACGCTCCTCTCCGCAGTATAAGCCTGAATGCGATCAAGTAAAATGTATTTTATACCGTCAATGCTGCCCGGTCGGCATAGCAGCAGCACACCATCTCCGGCTTTTAAGGCTGGGCGCAAAACCTTTCCGTTTGCCTTTAATCCAATGCAATTATCAGTGGCATATAAGTCGTTAGTATCGAGTTCCAATTTTTCGCTGACTTTAATTTTCAAGGGTGCCGTGGAAGATACTATACCTGTTAAAAAGCCGCCTCTGCCTGTATGGTCGAGAAATGCCCGGATGATTCGTTTGCATTGGTCAACAGTTACAAACATGTCAGTGCCTCCTTTAAACAAGTTTAAAATCCGCTTTTACGGTGTGAGAAATGTCTGTAAAAGTATGTACTGCCTTAGTACATAAGAGATATTTTCTTATTTTTGCACGAGGAACGTTTACATAAATCATATACCCGGCCCGAATGGTTTTATCGCCGAGGATTTCTACACTGGTCAATTTTTGTTGCACTTTATTCTTTAAGCTAAGTAAAGCGTCCGACTTGGCTTTTGCTTGTTCGGCATTTACCGAATCGTCCAGCTTTTCATAATATTGCAGCAGCCCCCATTTTTTAATGGTGCTGCTGTCTTTAGAAATATAAATTTCTCTTTTTCCCGTATCTTTATTGTCGCGGGCGAGCTTAATTTGGTTATAGGTTTCATCATCAATACTGCGCTCATAATTGTAGTTAAAAATAGTAGTGTCGGTTCCTGCCAATAAATTTGAAACCGTTGATTCAATGTTTCTAAGAACAGCTGAACCGAATTCGTCTTTAAAGTAAAAGTATTTTTTTGTATTTCGTAATGTCAAATTTATGCAGTCGGAAATCATATCTAAAACGACCTTATTGTCAAAAGGGGAGAGTTTTCCGAGATTGTAACCGGTATCCTCAATAGTTCCTGCCTTCAGTCCAAAATCGGAAAAGACTTGCCGGGCCGCCTGAGAAGCTGTTTTATTTTTGAAGCTATATGTATCTTTTGCTTTTAAGTATCTCAACTGGTCGTAAGCTGTAATCTTAGACGGGTCGTTGTTACTCCAACTATTTTTAAAGATAAATCCTTTAAAATACGGATCATTGCCATACTTTACGCTTACCGCATTGCCTTCTGAAGGCAGGACAACATCATTTTGCAGAATATTAAATTTGCAAATTCCGGCTTGGTTAATATTATCGGTAAATTCAACAGAGTCAACAATTTGAGATATGTCAAAAATACTCCCGCTTTCGGAGGTTAACATCACTTCCAACACGAATATTCCCCCTATGGAATTACTAATACCCAGCCGGGATAAATCAAGCTTGGGTTCTTTATTTTAGATTTATTTGCATTTACTATTTTTGTGTATTGTGAACCGTTGCCGTAATATTTTTTTGCAATGTTCCACAGGCAGTCGCCTTTTTTTACAGTATACGTTTTTGTAGCCGGTGCTTTTGTTGCCCTAACCGGCTGTTTGCTGGCTTGCGCTGTGGGGGCGGCTGCTGCTTTTTTAATAATTTGTACTCTTTTTATAGCAGGTTCCCGAAACTCCTTTAATTCAAGTGTGTAATAATACTCGTTGGTTTCTCCAAAATGTTGTGATGGGGAAAACTGTTCAATGCTGCATGGCAGATTGATGTCCATGCCGTCGCCGGTAATAATCAAGCGCGTCGGAGACTGTTTTTCCATTAGCTCATAAATATTGTCAACATATGTTTTCGCCGGCAGCGGAGAGCTGATCGAAGAAAACGGATAAACATTGTCGGTAAACAGGCTTTTAATAGTTACTTCTTTAAGTTTGCGCTTGCCGATCTTGGTAACTTCGCCTAAATCGACAATATCAAACTGCTTATTATTGCCTTGTGCCTTAATAGTAACGTCCTCGAATGGATTCACGGGTAACTGCACTCCGTTCAAAAAAGTCTTAATCATCCGCTTACCACCTCGTCAATTCCCGACAGCCCTGCATCGATTTCGCTTTCTGTTTCGTCAAGAATTTGGGCTTTTATTTTGTCCCAGTCTTCACCTTTGTTGATTGTATTTTGAATTCCGACTTTACCGCC